TGGGGCCTGCGGCCTTCGGCCTTGATCCAGCCGAGGGTCCCAATCTTCGGACCCTCGTCCTTGGGAGGCCGTTTAGCATTAGGAATGTGTTGAAGCCCGAGCCCAAGGCCGAGCCAAGCGAGCATATCAACAAAATCGTCGTGGCTTCCAAAGGGGAACTTCAAAAGTTGGTCGCGCGCTTCGCCCCACCACGGCGCGAATGACGGGAAATGCACGACCCGCATCGCCATGCGGGCGTTGATCGCCTGCGCGCGGGTTTTCTTGTCGTGGGTGGGGGTGACTTCGATGACCGTGCAGAACGTGGACCGCTCAAGCATCCGCTTGCGCAGAAAGGGGCCGATCGACTTCGAGATGTGCCCTTTTTCAGCCCACCAGAACAGCGGCTTCCATTTCGCCATCATGCCGATCATCTGCTCGACCACGTAGTCGGTGGTGTAGCGCCCCCAGACGATGTCCGGCATAATCCAGATGTTGTTGTCCCTGTCCACGCCCATGATCCCGCAACAGGTCTTGTCTCGGTCCTGTGCGGTCGAGACGGCGTGATCGCTCGCCGCGTAAAAGCGCAGGTCTTCCTTTTTGGGCATTTCGGCGCGGGTGTAGGTCTGGATGTGCGCCGCGTCGAAGAAATTACCTTTGTCGGGCGTCGGTGAGCCCTGATAGAGCGCCTGAAAACCACGCGCGTCCGCCGTCCGCAGGTCTTCGAGATAATCGACCGGAAAGCGCGCTGGCCAGAGAGCTTCGCCCTCTTTCCGGCCTAGCGGATCGTGGTCGCGGGCGAGCGCGGGAAGATCAATAATTCTCCACTTCCGGGCTTCAGCCTCGCTGTAGCTCGCGTTGTGCGGGTCGGTCAGCCGTCCAACGACGTCGTCCTCATGCCAGCGCGTGTTGATGAGCACGATCCAGCCCAAGCTGGTCAGCAGTCTTGTTCTTGCGACTTGGTTGAACCAGTTCCAGACTTTTTCTCGGGTGGTCGGGCTATCAGCTTCGACGCGATCCTTGAATAGGTCGTCGAGGACGAGCCCAATGGACCCTCGTCCAGTAATGCTGCCCCCGCGTCCGGTGAAAAAGAGCTTGGACCCGGACATGGTTTCGACCCGGTCCACGCTCGCCGTATTGATTTCCACATGCGGGAAAACCTGCTGGTAAGCTCGATCTTCGATGATCTGCCGGACTTCCCGTCCAAAGTCCCACGAGAATTTTTCATTGTAGCTCGCTGAGATGATGCTCGCGCCGACGTTGCGCCCGATGAACCACGCCGGGAACAGTCGGCTGGCCAGTTCCGACTTTCCGTGTCTCGGAGGGCAGTTGATGATGAGGCGGCGGATGAGCCCGCTCTCGACGGCTTCGAGGGCGTGGGCGATGACTTCATGGTGGCGCGCCGCTTCGTAGGACGAGAACGCTACGTCTTCGGAGTGGTTCGGATCGGGCCGCATGAAACGCGCGAACGGAATGAGCTTGTCGCGCGCGTCGATGATCGCCCGTTGTCGTTGCAGGGCGGCGAGGTAGCGAAGCTCTTGCGGAGTGAGATGCTTCAAGTCACCGCTATGGCGTTGGAGTTGGCGTTGGTCGAGCCGTGGCTGTTGGTCTGGACGACGACGGCGCGGACGCTGTGCGTGCTGTCGGCGGCGACGAGCACGTAGCTGTTGGACGTCGCGCCAACGATGTCCACCGCGTCGCGCTGCCACTTGTAGGTCCGGCTTCCGCCGCTGATCCACGTCCCGCCGTCCGTAATGCGAAGCGTCTGTCCGACGGTCCCCGTCCCGGCGATGACCGGAGGGGTGACGTTGAGCGGCGGCGCGGTCGGGTCCGTCGTCGCGAGTTGCGAGGCGATGCGCGGCTTCATGACTTTCACGACCGGACGCGGGTGCTTGGACGCGAAGATCAGGTCGGCTTGGCTGAGAGCCTGCGCCTCGACGCTGGGTCCGTCGTTCTGGCTTGCGCCGATCACGGCTCGTGCTTGATCCATTTCGGGTCTCCTAAAGGTAGCCCAGTAGCGCCAGAACGAGCAGGATGACGATGATCGTGCCGAGCCCGCCGACACCGTAATGACCGTAGCCATAGCCGTAACTCCACGGGCCAGCCAGTCCCCCGCCGAAGACAATGACGAGGATGACGAGAAGGATGATCGCGGTGCGGCTCATGTCGCTACCCCAAAAGCTTGATCGCGCCGAGCACGCCGACGGCGATCCCCAAGAACTCCAGCACGAACTTGCCCAACGCGCCCTTGTGGCAAAAGTCCGGCATTTCCGACGCGAGCCCTTTTTGAAACCAAAGCTGGATGCAAGCGTGTTCGGCGTAAAGCGTCCCCGCCGCGATCAGGAACAGGATCACGCAGACGGACAGCACCGCGATCACGAGCAGTTGACGGTAGGTCCGTTTGTCGTCGTCGCTCATGCGAACCCATGACGAGTCCCGCTTGTGTCGATGGTCAGCGCCATGTGACGCGGAACGTCGGCGCTCAAGCCAAGATGCACCCAAGTTTTATATTCGTGGATCAACTGGTCGATGGTGAGCGCCTTAATCAGGGGGTGAAGCTTGTCGCAAATCTCTTTCGGGGTGCCGAAGCTTGGACAGGTGAAGTCGCAGGCCAGCCCATGAACGTGGGCGCTATTGGACGCGCCGCCCACGCTCGCGTTGACTTTGGGCGCGCGAAACCCCGAACTTATGAGGATCGGCTTGTCGCCCAGAACTTTTCGCACCTGCTCCATCACTTCGGCGGTGCGCTTGACGTTCTCCAAGTCCTGCCCCTTGGGAATGTTCGGGATGCCCAAGCGCGCAGCCGTCTGGCTCAACGTGAACTCTTCGAGGGTGAAGTGCTCCGTCAGGTTCGTCACGGACGTGTGACCGTGATGCGCTTGGTGGACTTGGGCTGCTCGATCGGATGGTTGACGAAGCTGGCGTTCCATTGCTGCGCAAAAATCTGCGGCGGCGCGCCGGGGTTGGTCGCGAAATCGTAGAGCGCCGCCACCGGACCCAAGAGAACGAGAAAAACCAGTTTAGCGCCAGTTGTAGCCAACATCATGCCGCCCTCCGTTGTGGCGCGCCTTCGAGTTCCGCGACGCGCGCCGTGAGTTGCTGGACGGCGCGGACCAGCGCCGCGATCATCGGTTCGGTTTTGAACTCAAGCGGGCTCGTGTCCATTTCAGGGATCGCGACTTCGTCGAACTCGTCTGCGATGGGCTGCATCGGCTCGCCGTCCTCGTCCAAAACCATCGGGTCGATGAGAGGCTTGGCGCGCGGAAACTGAAGGGTCTTTCTGGCGTTCGGGTAAATCTTCGGATCGGGGACCGCCGCGAACGCCATCTTGGCCATGATGTCGCTGCGGGTGAGAGCCACCGGCCACGCACGCTCCGGTTCGTTCTCGTCGTCGGTGGTCTGCTGAAAGCGGACGTGCTTGACGTTGAGCGAGTTGATCGCGGCGAGCGCGTCGAAGCCGCTCTCCTGCTCTTCAAGCAGGACGAGGTTCCAGACGAACGGCCAATGGACGTTGGACCCGGCGTAGTAAGCATACATATTCTGGTTGCCGCCGTTGAGCGCGATGCCCCGGACCTGCGTCGGTTGATACGACGTCACGAGGTTGCCTTGATTGCTCGCATCGACGCCCGCGAGGATGTAGGTGTTGCCGCTGTCCCAACCGAACCGGATCGTGTTCGCGGCGACCCAGTTGTAGTTGATGCCGCCGTTCATCGAGATGCCGCCCGTCACCCCGAGCGCGCCGTTGACTTGGTGCCCAGCGGAAGTGAGCGCAGCCATGTTGGTCGCGCCAGCGATGCCGAGCGTGCCGTTGACGCCGACGCTGTTGGCGAACGTCGCGTTGCCGTTGAAGCCGAACTGCGAGCCCATGTTCATCGACACGCCGGTCGTCGGGTTGTCCCAATAGGCGACGTTGCCGGTCCCGAGCGTGTACATGCGCGCGACCGCGACGCCGTCGTTTTTCACGCATTGGACGATTGGGTTCTGGCTGCCGGAACCGGCGATCGCCTGCATGGTGTTGACGGCTTGAACCAGCCCGCCGATATAGACGTGGCCCCCGAATTGCGCGGTAAGATTGGCGCGCGTGATCGTGAGCGCCGTCCCAAGCCCCGAGCCGCTGTCGCCGAAAGCATTGATCGTAAAATCCGAGCCGGTGTTCGCGCCGCCTTCGGCGGTCGAGTTGCCGGGCAGAACTTGCCAACGGATCACTCCGTTGGTGCTGGCGTTGATGAAATTAGTTTTATTCGCCGCTTTGTTGAATTGGATGCCGGAATTACCCGACGACGCGACTGACGGAGGGACCAGCGCCGTCGCGCCGGGAGCGTTGAGCATCAGGTAGCCGGGAGTAAGGCGAGGTATGGTTAGCGACGGCCCACCGGGAGTGATCGTGCCCGCGTCGTTGTAAGCGTAAATCGCGAAGTCCGAGC